AGTAAAATACAAAGTGCCACCTGCCCATGTGCCTAACGCTAAAGACCCTGCGGTCGTTACTGTTGCCGTGCCAGCCGTAATAGTGCAAGTACCCGCGCCAATGTTTTGAATAAACAAAGTGTCGCCTGCACTAAACAAACTTGTATTAACCGTGATCGTTGTTGCGCCTGCCGCGTTCATCACAACTCGAGTGCCTTTATCGGCTGCAACCAAAACATAACTAGCAGTCTTTGTTGAAACTGTCCAGTTGTAATCGTTTGCTTGCAAACTGTCCATTTGTGCGGCTGTTAAAACTTGTCCGGCTGTGAAATCTTGAATTGCCATAAGTGTCCTTTACATTATCCTAAAACATTGAGTGCATCAATGATGCCGTAAATTGCGTCATCCAAAATAAGCTCATAAACCACTGTGGTAGGGCTTGTAAACAGCGTGATCGAGTGCCCAGCATCAAAACTTAAATAATGCTCAATGCCTTCAATTGCTAGCTCTTGGGCAAGCTCGGTTGCCCCAATTGTTTTTTCAATGGTAATTGTGTTGCCTATTTCAATGGCTGCCAGCACATCTTTTTGGGCATTTGTGAGCATGTTAAATTGGGTTTCAACACTTGTGTAGCGCGGCTCAGGCTCGGGCACTAGCAAGTATTCTGCAAGCTCGAGCGCTGCAGCATCGTTATGCAAAAGGCTTTCGCTGATGTTTACAGCTTGCACAAAATAGGTTGCTTGGCTTGCTGGATCATCTGCGGTTTGTGGGCTGCCGCCTGCAATAGTTACCGTTGCCCGATTAACTACTTGATCCGCCTCGAAACTTATGCCCACGCCATTGAATTTGATTTGTGTGCCGTCATCGTGGAAGCTTGCAACGGGTGCGCTTAGCGTGTTGCCTATTCTTGGCTCGAAACGCAGATCGCCTGATCTTGTCATAAACAATCTGCCTTGTTCGGCGCGATTAATTTCTGAACAATACTGTGAAACATTTGTGCCCTGCGGCACTGTGTAAGGCGAGCTGCCGCCGAGAGTAACTGTGCCCGTTTCAATATCGCGTTGAGCTATCGGAAAAGCTACCTCAGGTAAATCAAGCACAGCTTCGAGCCGGGTGCTAGATAATTCCTCATGCACATTAAATTCATCCATGACGGTTTGCGCCAACAAATAAAATTGATCAGCGCAAAAAACCGTTACTGTGTCCAAACCGCCCAGCGCGAAGTTGTAGTTGTAGTTAATTATGTAGCCGTTGAAAATGTCTTGGGCTGTGTTGGTTGCATCGTAGCGTTGCAGTTTGACGCGGCGTAATGGTGCAAGACCGGGTTGCTGTGTTGTTTCATCCCAATATGGGCTTTGCTGATCAAACGGATTGAAAATGCCCGATGTGTCGAGCATTTGGAAGCTCATTGTGCCGGGTGCAAATTGATCACCTTGATCTTGTCTGCCGCGCCTTACTGAAACATTTGTGCAGCCATCAAGCACCCCAGCAAAATTTGTTGTGCCATCAAGAACATAGGTTGTGTTATCTAAAACACCTTCGGTTGCATCATCTAGCGTAAACGCATCTTGCAAAAACCCTGTGTCAATAAATAGCTCATAGTTACCTGAGCCAACTACTGCAACGCCTGCCATTATGCGATTTCAAACTGTGCCGGTCCAGCTGTGCGGTTGTATGCCCGCAAAGCATCCGTTACAGCTTGCCCCACTTCCGATTTTGTTGCCAGCTGGCTGTTCACATTTATAGTTACCGCACCGCCACCACGCCGAGCATTTAGCTCATCAATGTTTGGCATCAATACGGGCGAAACGGTTGGTGCGCTGATCGCCTCTGTGAAACTTGTGCTAATGCCTTTAACATCCGCAAAATTGATGCCTTTGCGAGATAGCCGGCTTTCCGCTGCGGCTAACGCTTCCTCGACACCACGCAAATATGCTTTGGCATTTGATACGCCCGCGCCATAAAACTTTTGTGCTGATAGCTCACCTATGCGCTCGGCAATGGCTTGTGTTTGCTCGACAAGGGTATTTGCCCGCAAAACATTTTCTGATGATGCTAAAAGCTCTTTGGCAATAGCCGAACCGCTATCAATGCCGGCATCAATAACTTGCTGCAACGCATCTTGAGATAATCCCGCTGCAAGCAGTTGCTCGACAAGATCACCAAACTCTTTTGTTTTGTCAGCTTGTTTTTGTAGCGCACTAAAAAAGGTTGTGCCGGCATCCTCGCCGCCTTCCTCAAATGCTTTGCCAAAGTTGAGTGCATCTGTGATGACTTGTGCAACTGATCCGCTGAAACTATCAAAGGCGCTTTGTGCTTTATCCAGTTTGCTTTTTGCGTCATCGAGTGCCGCGCCCATATATTCGCGCAACGCTTTAGCGGCTTCCGTTGTTTTCTCTGCAAGCTCTTTAGCTTTATCGGCTGCGCTTCCCGCACCGTTGGCAACCTTTTTTGTTTCTTTTTCGGTTTCCGCCATGTATTCAGCAATCTTTGTGCCGCGTATGTAATCGAGCGTAAAACCGAGCCTGCCCATGTCTTGAGCTGTGCTTTTCGCCGCTGTGCCCAGCCCTGTGGTAGCTGTGGTTGCAGCCTTGTTTTGGTTTTTGAATATGAGTAGCGCGCCACCAACCGCAACTAGACCGGCTGCAATTGTTGCTGCAGCAACACCCGCTGTCCCGGCTGTGGCAACCGCAGCAAGCGAAGCCGCATTAGCAAAATTGAGTGCTGTTGCCACAACTGTTACCGCGTTGGCAAGCACTTGTGCAGTTTTGTAAGCAACGATGGCTGATGCAACTGACGCGATTGCTATGCCGAGCGCTGTAATGATGCCTGTGTGTTCGGCTGCCCAATTGCCGAAAGTTACAAGCAACGGCAATACCGCTTCAATTGCGGGCAATAATGCTTTGCCTATGCTTTCTTTGGCTTCATCGAGCGCCACGCTCATTCGCCTAAATTGTCCTTCGGCTGTGCCGGCTGCAACTGCAGCTGAACCACCAAAAGTTTTTGTGAGTGTGCCCATTACTTGATCAAGGGTTGCGCCTTCTTTGATTGCAACTTTTAACTCGGGGCTGAGTTTGGCGAGCGCTTTAGTGTTGCCGCCATAGGCGAGTGCTAACGCATCGCTGACGCTTTGTAAATCTTGTCCGGTTGCCGCGCTAATATCCATCGCCAAAGCAAGCGCTTTGTTTGCTTCCTGTAAATCTTTAGTGCCCCGAGTAAGCGAAGCAAAAGCCGGACGAAGCTCACTGTCCGAAACACCTGTAGCCATTTGCATCGCCGCCACACTCGCTTCAACCGCAGCAATCTGTTCATTGGTTGCACCCACAACATTTTGCAAAGTTTTAGCAAGCTGAGCTTGTGCAGCTTCATCCTCAATTGCAGCTTTAACAGAAAACGCAGCTGCCGCAGCAAGACCAGCGAGCGCAGCCACAGCCGGCAAAAAAGCCTTTTCCATAACAAACCCAGCTTTTTGGCTGTTTGTTTCAAGGCTCTTAAACTCGAGCGCTGCCTTTTCAAATCCTTTGCTATCAAGGCTCGAGATTATCGGGATGTTAATTGCCATGCCGCACCTGCAAATTTCTGTTCAGCTTTTCCATGACCTTTTCACATACTGCTAAGACTTCGCGCTCAACTGTTTCTTTGTGCATGTCCACAGCTGGATCAATTGCGCGTGGCTCTAAACCAACTTCAGCATTTAGATTTGTTACAAATATGCCTTTGGTCCGCCTACCGGCATGATCATAGATAGCGCCGGCAGCATCCTTTTGCTGGATCACCATCAATTGATAAGGCTTTGCCTTAAATAAAACATTGTGGCTTTCACGCGGGTTTGTTTCCGGATCAAACTTATCTTTGAAAGTAACAAGCCTTTGCCGTTGTGCAGCTGCACCAACTTTTACTTTGAAACCTGCGCGCACAGTGTTGTTATCCCAATACACATCACGCCCTTTTACAAGCTTTGATTTATACATGCCCGAAAGCGGCGCACCGTTGCCTTCACTGTTATCAAAGTTTTTGATCATGTCTCGAGCGCTTACAATAATTTTTTGCCCAGCTGTAACAATGTCTTTTGTTACTTGCCTGCGGTATTTTGGGTCAAAGCTGTTCAGCTCAGCCAATGCTTCTTTAATGCCATGCAC